TGTCTCAAAATGCGAAATCTCGCAATAACTGGTTCCGGTTATTGCTCTAGCTATTATTGAAGTCTTGGCTTGATTGGTTCCGTTATCAAGCCATACAGCAAACGCTGCTTCGTACAAAACCGGATCAGGGAGAGTCAATCGAAGGTTTCCGGTAGCACTACCAGCCACAGAGTTGATCGTCAGATCAACGGTAAACGTGCTGACAAAACCAATAGAAGTATGGCGAGCAGTGTTAGTGGTAAAAGCAAACGTGCGACCACCACCGGAATCTGTGAGAGCGGGAGTCCACGTTGTTGGAGAAACCAACGGGAGCGCACTATACAACTCCGTAAAGTTGTCGTTCGCTTTGATCCAACTGCCGCGCAACGTATCACCGTTGTTGTCGTTTGCGGTTGATCCGACATTGATGACTTGTTGTGACATATCAATCTTTTGGCAATGCGTACCAACCTTCAGGAAGCGTTATGCGGTTGCTGGAGCGAACAGAAACGCCGTCTGCTCCTTTGACCCAAACCTTAGCTTTGACGCTCTCAGCGAGCCTCACCGGCTCACCGTGAGGCACCATAACCACGCGAGACCCACAGCCGCAACTAGCGATCAGACTCAGCAATACGATCCAGCAACTTCTTTTTGAGGTCTGGATCTCGTTTTGCATCTTCAACGGTGGGAGGTTTTTGAACGAAACTAGTCAGCCACTTGAGCAAAGCGGTTACGATCTGTTCGATGAAATTCACTCGGGCTTTTTGTCAGCGTCTTTTGCGGCAATGAGACCAAAACCAATGGTCACAGCAGCAATGGTCGCAGCAAGATCAATGTTGGTCGTAGGGTCACCATCAAACAATGCTTTGAGCGCACCACCAACAGCGACGAGTATTGCGCCAACACCGGCAAGAGTAGTTTTCCAGTTCATTTTTTGAATGTTTTGTACAGACCGATTGATGCTGCAATAAAGGCTAAAACAGCGGCTCCAAGCTGGAACCACTGAGTTAGCTGAGGAATAAAAGAAACCGCACCAGCAGCGGCAGCGGTCGCTAGAGATATTCCAACTCCGCTGCTGTTGTTAGTGTCGGTTTGCATTACTCGGATTTAGGTTGAGCAGCATTGACGATTAGATCGACCAGCGGCAAAGCAACTTTGGCGTTTTGAATGCCTCCAGCTTTGACTGCAATGTCGATGAGTTGCAGCAAACCGTTGGCTTGTTCTTGGGTCAATTTGACGGTGATTTCCATATTAGGCGACGGGAACTTCAACCACAGCAACAATCTCCGCAACTGGATTCCACGGCAACGGCAGCGTCACAACGGGCGGATTGATCTGATTCTCGATCTGCTGCGTCACGTTTGCTTCGATAGCCGCTTGATCGACTCCGTTGCTGTAGCACCAACCAAGCACCTGCGCCTGCGTCAAATCCTCGTAAGGCGTGAACTCACCAGACGGCGGAGCGAACGAGCAGGAGCCGTAGCAGGTGCCGCTGTAGCTCTTCTCGTCGTCTCCAGTGCCAATGGTTTCGGTGCCGTTGCAACGCCAATCGGCGGTGATTACGACATCGGTGAGTGAGCCTTCAACAGGTTTGCAGAGAAGGCGTTCGATGATCCAGAGGATGGTCATAAATTAGCGGGCTTCGAGGGTTTGGACGCGGGCGCGGAGAGATTGGATTTCTGCAATCAACAATGGGACAAACGAAGAGACATCCATTTGCTGGTACTTGTCTTTGCCATCGGCATCGACTTCGTCCTTTAGTCCGGTGACAGCGTAAGGAGCAACCTCTTGCGCTTCGTGAGCAATCAACATCGGACGCTCAATCGTCGCGCCTTTCATCTTGCCGACATAAACCTTCAGCGAATCAATCAGTGAGCCGCTGTTGGAAACAGGGCCAATGATGTCTTTTGCGCGATAGTCGGAAGTTGTGTTGTAAGCAACAAGACCACCTGCTCGATTGTAGCTGATTCCTCCACGAACAGTTAGTGAGGTTTCAGTCGCAAAGTATTGGAATAAAGCGTCTGCGGTTGTGCTGGCATTCCAAATTCCGGATGTATAAGAAACAGCCGTATCTCCTTTGAGAGTAAGAACCTGTCGATTTATACCAAGATTTTGGAATACGCTTCCAGACGCAAGCGCACTCGTCGTCCCCACCAGCAAATTACCACTCGCATCGAGGGTCATTGCTTGGGTAAAGGTAATGGCGTTGCCAGCGGTGCCTGATGGAGCGGTAAACCATTGGAATCCGGTTCCGATGATGTGCTTGTAAGCTGCACCATTGGCAATGTAGATGTCGTTTGTACCGTCGTTAAAAGCGTTACTAAACGAAGCAAAACCAAGAGAACCACTTCCCTGAATGGCACTTCCTCCGGGGAATTGAATCACGGAACGATTGCTGCCACCCCACGCACTCGGCGTAACCCCCACGCCGACGTTGCCGGATGTGTCCACACGATAACGCTCAGTCCCACCCGTTGTGACAGCAAACGTATCTGCCGCAGGATAATAGATGCCAGTGTTCGTGTCTCCGGTCGTTGTAAGAGCGGGAAGCAGTGCGGTGCCAGCAGCAAACGTCGAAACACCAGTCACCCCCAGCGTCGTTCCCACCGTAGCCGCGCCGGTGATGGTGGCGGAGGCGAGGGTGGCGGTGCCGGATGCTCCGAGGATGTTGTTTACGCTGATCTTCTTAGTAGTACCAGATGCCGCCATCGTCGTGTCAGAGACATCGACCACCGGAAACATATCGTTGACTGGATCGGCAGCAGTCAGTGCCGTTAGTGCTGTAATTTTAGAGTCTGCCATAGGTCAGTTGGATTGGATTGCGAGTTTAAAGAGGTCTTCCTGTTGCAGAAAACCAGCGTCTTCTCGCAACAGAGAATCGAAAGTGCCAAAGGTGATGACGAGTTTTCCGGTGCCGTCTTCTTGAAGCACAAAGAATTCGTCCTCTTGCAGAACGTCTCGACGTAGCACAGGCGCATCAGTGCCACCGGATTGACCGGCGAACAACCGATTGAGTGCTATGCCGAGTGAGATCATTAGGCTCGGGCGTTAAACGCTACGACAGAACCGGATGAGATTTGAAATGCTGTGATGTTTCCCACCAGCGGGAATCCAGCAGGAATGGTCTTAGAAGTCCAAGTGCCAGATATTCCAAATCCCGTAATGGAAGTGAACACCGTCGGCTCGGTTGGAATCAAGCCAGACCAGTTGCCGGTCTGAGCGGCGGTGCTAGTGACCAGCGCAAAGCCCTCGCGGCCCATTGAATACTCAGTCGAAATGTCTGCTTGAACGGCCATAAAATTGTGTTTCGGTTAAAGGGAGGGTCACCAGCGTGTCCAGTGACCCTCCCAGTTTTGGTTTGTTAACCCTTACGAATCTTCGGTGCTAAGGCTCCCTGTACCCACAGGATGAGTTTGCCTCCTTCAGGAACAGAAACAGTGTTGAAATTAGTGCGCTGGAGAGTCGCATCAATTTCGGGACCAGCCAGCAATTTTGTTTTGCCGGTCTTGTCCACTGCTATGGTGGTTGCAATACGCATATCCTTAAGGATTAAGAGGTGGTCAAAACCTCGGCTTGCGTAGTATCCGCAGCAGCCGCGCCGAACATGATATCGTAGGAAGCCATGTGAGCGCGAGTGGCACGGGAATACCAGACAGACAGCAACACAGAAAGACCGTTGCTCAAGTCAACGCTACGCTGTTCCACAAACTCACCAGCAATCATTCCAACCGGCAAACCGCTCGCAATGGCGATAGCGTCCTGACCGCAGACAAAGCCAGCAGCGTTGGTGGAGGCACCGGTCCAATCGTTTTGCTCCAAGATGTTAGCAAATCCGAAGTAGCCGTTGTTCAACGGACCATAACGCGAATCAGGGAACGGATTGGTTCCAGCGGAAGCAGTAAACTGACCGGAGAACATCAAACGAGCCAAGTGTCCGCCGTCCAACAGAAGGAGCTTATTTCGGTAATTCTTTGCAAGAGCCAAGATTGCAGGAAGATCGGAACTGTCAAAAGCAGCACCAGTGCCAATAACTACAGGAGTGCCAAACAGCGCGGTGGTCATCTGAGCGGTGACCTTTTTGCTAATACCAAGAGCAAAAATCTCAGCGGAACCCTGAGCCAAGTCGCTAATTGCAAAACCCTGATTCAGTTCCTGCTGATTCACGGTGAAGGTTTTGGTCAACTGCTGAACAGTTACCGAGGTAGCCTCCAATGTGGAATTGTTGGCCGCGCTGTCCTCAAAGTTGGTCGCGTTGGGGACAACGTCATCACCAGCGGTGAACTTTTTGACTCGCACGATTGCTCGCGGACGCAAATTATCCAAACCAACGTTGCGCGTAAAGCTAGAGATCATTGCCAACTTCGCGGTCGCAACGGTAATGATTGCATCCGCGAGATAATCAACAACCAAAGAGCCGGTGAACGTGTTGTTCTGAGGAGCCATCATCGCGCTCTGGCGCAATAGCTCACTGTGGTTCTCAATCAGGAAACGCTGACGCTCTGCACCAGCGCGGAGGCTCTTGTGCTTCTCCAGCAGCGGGTTACCCAAGTTCACGATCACGGGACGAACCGGATCAGGAGCAGGAGCGGTGGTAGGGGACTTAATGGAAGCCTCCAAAGCGGAAAGCTTAGCCATAATGGTAGCGAGATCAACGGAAGCGGCAGGAGCAGCCGCAGCCGTCACAGTAGTGGAATCGGACATATTTGTGTCGGGTTGTTGTGTTGGTTGCGGCGTGGAGTCCACGCCAGAATCGTTGATGGTTTTTTCGCCATCAGTCGAAAGTGTTTTGTCTGTATTGGTATCAGACGGCTCTTCTAGTTGAGCAAAGAGTGCGGAGAACCAATCGCGTCCAGCAGCACCTCCCCAGAGGTTAGCTGCTACGTCCGCAGGAGTATTAGGTTCTGCTTCCAAGAATCGGTCGTTGCGTCCCCACCAAGCGTTAGCTTTGCGGATCTTGTTTTCGGTAGGAGCTTCGCCAGAAATCAGCGACTTAGCGTCAGCTACTGTAGCGGGTTCAAGACCGTCACCAGCGAGACCATCCTCATATTGCTGGATACCTTTTTGAAGGTTGTTCTTGACCGTCTCAGGAGCAGTCTTTGTGACAGCCCGAGGATGCCATTTAGCGGCCATTGCAAGCTGCTTGATGGGTTTGTCAACCAAGCCAAAAGCCAGAGCTTCAGCAGTAGTAAACCAAGTTTCCGCTTTCATCGCAGCGCGGATAGACTCAGCGGAGCGACCAGTCTTCTTGTGATAGACTCCAACCAGCACCTCGGCGTGTTGATCAAGAGCCTCAGCCATCTTCCGCATATCCTCGGAAGTACCAGAAGCCATCCCTGACGGATCGTGGATCATCATCAGAGCGGCATCAGCCATCTCGACGCGATCACCAGCAAGAGCGATAATTGACGCAATGGAAGCCGCAATACCAACGACGCGAGTGGTCACCGGAGCTTTGCGACCGCGCAACTGGTTGTAGATCGACAAACCATCCCAGACATTACCGCCGGGAGAGTTAATCTCTACGAGCAGCGGACCATTGCCAATCTCGTTGAGTACATCAGAAAACTGCTTTGCGGATAGACCGCTTCCACCATACCAGTCTTCGCCAATCTGATCGAAGATCTGAACGGTAGCAGGATCACCGGCAGCGTTTGCCGGAGCGAAGTAAAGCCAATCTGACTTCTTGGTAAAACTCAT